TTTGTATAATGAATTTAGAAAAAGATTTAAAAGAATTAAGAAGACAAAAGCAATTAAAAGAATCTGCTATTGCTCAACTTAGAAAAAGAAGTAAAGACTCTAATGCTAGACCTAGAGCAGAAACTAATATGTTATCAAAAAACCCAGAGATGCAAAAAATCTAATGAGAAAAAAAGAAAACCCCATTAGAAAAACTACTACAGGTAAGGGTGCAAATTATAGAAAAACAAAATCAGGTGCTGGAATGACAGCCAAAGGGGTAGCTGCTTATAGAAGAGCAAATCCTGGATCAAAATTAAAAACAGCCGTAACCGGTAAAGTTAAAAAAGGTTCAGCTGCAGCAAAAAGAAGAAAGTCATATTGTGCGAGATCACTTGGACAACTTAAACGATCTTCTGCTAAAACTAGAAACGATCCTAATTCTAGAATTAGACAAGCTAGAAGACGTTGGAAATGTTAGATAGATTAGTATACAGATTTTGTGGTTTTTTAGATGATGCCGTTGCATTTGTTGAAACAGGTGCTATAAGAATGACCGAATGGTGTTGGCATTCAAGAGTAAATTTACTAAACAAAAGGAGAAAGAAAAATGTTAAACGAAGAAACAGTAGTAATTCATAAAGTACAAAAACATCTTAAAGAGTCTTATCAAGATATAGCAGATGCTATGATAGGAGGTGCTATTGACAATATGGAAAAATACAAGTATATGATGGGACAGGCACATGCCTATTTAAAAATATCACAGGAAATCTCTAACCTGCTAGAACCAAAGGAGCAAAAAAATGATATTGAAAGATCAGAAAACGTCGTCGACTTCGAAGACTTCGGAAGAACCGAAAGTTAAATCAGCATTATTAGATAAATACGAAGAAGACAATCAAAAAGAAATAGACGGTTACGAACGTCTTAAAACAAAAGAATCAAATAAATTACCTAGACCAACTGGATGGAGATTAGTTGTTCTTCCTTTTAAAATGAAGGAGAAAACTAAAGGTGGATTATATCTTGGACAAGAAACTTTAGAAAAACAACAAGTAGGATCTACTTGTGGTTTAGTTCTTGAAATGGGTCCACATTGTTATGATAAAGAAAAATTTCCAGAAGGTCCTTGGTGTAAAAAAGGTGATTGGGTAATTTTTGCAAGATATGCAGGATCAAGAATCCAAATAGATGGTGGGGAAATAAGAATGCTAAATGATGATGAAGTTTTAGCAACCATTGACAACCCTGAAGATATACTTCATCAATATTAATCATAGAAGGAGATAAACTATGCCAATAGATAATAAAGTAGATATAGATACATCTGGTCCAGAAATGGATGTTGATATTCCTGAAGAAAATAATTCAACAGAAATTGAACAACCAGAAGTAAAAGAAGAACCAACAGTAAGACCTGTTGTAGAAGAAAAAGAAGGTGAAGATAAAACTTTTGAAAATGAAAGAGAAATTAAATTAGAAGATAAGAAAGAAAATTCTGAAAAAGATGATAAAGAACAAGAATTAGAAAAGTATTCTGATGGAGTACAAAGAAGAATAGCTAAACTTACTCACAAATGGAGAGAAGCTGAGAGACAAAAAGATGAAGCTTTAAGTTATGCTCAATCTCAAATAAAAGCAAAAGAAGCAGCTGAAGCAAAAATCTCAAAGTTTGAACCAGAGTTTTTTAAAAACGCTGAAGAAAGTGTTGTTAATGGTCTTCAAGCAGCAAAAGCAAAACTTGCAGCAGCAAGAGAAGCTGGAGATATAAATGCTGAAGTTGAAGCTCAAACTGCAATCTCTGAGTTAAGTTATAAAAATGCTAAACTTAAAGAAACTATAGTTGCTCAAGAACAGTATAAAGCTAATAGAGCTAAAGAAGTTAAAAGTTCTAATATAAACTTAAATAGACAGAAAGCGGCACAGGGAACACCAGATCCTAAGGCTGAAACATGGGCATCTAGAAATGCTTGGTTTGGTCAAGATAATGCTATGACTTATACCGCTTTTGATCTACATAAGAAGCTTACAGAGGAAGAAGGTTATGATCCTCAGTCTGATGAGTACTATTCTGAAATAGATAAAAGAATAAGACTTGAATTCCCCCACAAATTTGATACAAATACATCAGATAAAGGGGAAACGACCAAACCCGTACAAACAGTAGCTAGTGCGAAGCGAAGTACAAACACTGGTCGCAAAACTGTGAGACTCACATCATCACAGGTAGCAATCGCTAAAAAATTAGGTGTGCCACTAGAAGAATATGCGAAACAATTAAAAATCACGAAGGAGGCATAAGCATATGGAAAATAATAATGACAAAAGAGCATCCCGTGCGAGTCAAACAAGAGAAAAAGAAGCTAAGAAAAAAGTTTGGACTCCACCTTCATCTTTAGATGCACCCCCTGCACCAACAGGTTTTAAACACAGATGGATCAGAGTAGAATCTATGGGATTCCAAGACACTAAAAACGTTGCAGGAAGACTTAGATCCGGATACGAGCTTGTAAGAGCTGATGAATATCCAGATTCTGAATTTCCAATTGTGGATGATGGAAAATACAAAGGGGTAATCGGAGTAGGAGGCCTAGTGCTGGCTAGGGTACCGGAAGAGATTGCAGAACAACGAACTGACTATTATGTTAAACAAGGTCAGGACAACGTTGAAGCAGTAGACAACGATCTTATGAAGGAACAGCATCCAAGTATGCCGATCAATATTGATCGACAGACTCGTGTAACCTTCGGTGGTTCAAAGAAAAGTTAATTTTTTAACGATTACTAAGACCACTGGATAAACTAACCCGTGAGTGGAGGCCTGCAAAGGTAGCTCACATAAGGAGAAAATATAATGGCAAACACAGACGCAGCTTTTGGTTTAAAAGCTATAGGTAAAGTTGGCCAGAATAGAGACAACCAAGGTTTATCCGAATATAGTATTGCGGCAAGCGCGACTGCTATTTATCAATGGGACCCTGTCGAAATGGCAGCCACTGGTACAATTACAGTTGCAGCAGCTACAGATACGTTATTAGGATCACTAAATGGTGTTTTCTATACTGACGCTTCTACTAGTAAACCAACATGGGCGAACCATCTGAATGCAAGTAACACTGCAACAGATATCGTAGGATTCGTTTCTGACGACCCTTACGAAAGGTTTGAAATACAATCAGACGGCGCAACTGCAGCAGCAGACGTCGGAATGAATGCTGACATTGTATATGCAGCTGGTAGTTCACCAGACTACATATCAAAAGTAGAATTAGATCACTCTGATCTAAAAACTGCAACAGCACAACTAAGAGTACTTGCAATATCAAACGATCCAAATAATAGCACAGCAGGTTCTGCTAATGTTAATTTGGTAGTTATGATTAACGAGCACTTCTTGAAAGGAACGGTAGGAGTATAATGGCCATAAGTAGAGGACAACTAGTTAAAGAACTAGAACCAGGTCTAAATGCACTATTTGGACTTGAATATAAACGTTACGAGAATCAGCATGCTGAAATCTATACTACTGAATCTTCAGACAGAGCGTTTGAAGAAGAAGTTATGTTATCAGGTTTTGCTCAAGCTCAGACTAAAGCAGAAGGAAGTGGAGTTGTTTTTGACAATGCTCAAGAAACTTTCACTGCAAGATACACACATGAAACTGTGGCTCTTGCTTTTGCAATTACTGAAGAAGCTATTGAGGATAACTTGTATGACAGACTTGCTAGTAGATATACAAAAGCATTAGCTAGATCTATGGCGAACACTAAACAAGTTAAAGCGGTAAGCCCTTTAATTAATGGTTTCGGTACATTCACTTCAGGTGATGGTTCTGCATTATTTGCAACTAACCACCCAACTGTAAGTGGAACTGTATCAAACACATTAGCAACGGCTTCTGACTTGAACGAAACTTCATTAGAGCAATCATTAATTGACATTGCTGCAATGACAGACGAAAGAGGTCTAAAAATTGCTGCAAGAGGTGTTAAAATGATTATCCCTTCTGAACTTCAGTTCACTGCTGAGAGATTAATGAAATCTCAAGGTAGAGTTGGTACTGCTGATAATGACATCAATGCAATCGTTTCTATGGGAATGGTTCCTCAAGGTTATAGAGTGAACAATTTCTTAACTGATCCAGATGCATTCTACATTATCACTGACGTGCCTAACGGTATGAAGTACTTTGACAGAGCAGCTATCAAAACTGCAATGGAAGGTGACTTTGACACTGGTAACGTAAGATACAAAGCTAGAGAAAGATACTCATTTGGTGTATCTGACTATAGAGGTATTTTTGCATCACCAGGTGCATAATAATTAGAAATTTTGAGGCGGACACAGTTCCGCCTCATTATGAAAGTAGAAAGGAATTTCATGAAAAAATTTACAGTTACAATAAATGCCTACGATCATTATGCAAAATTTGAAGTGTTATCAGAAGATAATGCTGTTTCCCTTGAACAAGCCATAGTTGACAAACTAGGAGAAAATGTTATAAAATGGGAACATATCGGAGCTAAAGTATTTGCTTCCGATAAATACAGAATAACCTATGAGGAGGTTATAGATGATACAAGACCTATACAAACAAAAAAGGTCCTTGGAGTTGAAGTGGGAACAGGAGCATCTGTCTAATGATAGATACACTCTTGAGATGGTTAGAATTGACGACAAAGTCAAACAGATCATCACAGACATCAAGCTTGAAGAAGCTAGAATTGCTCACTTAAAGAACAGTATTGAAGGTTCTGCTCCTGAAGTTTCAGTAGCTACTTAATCAAAAGCTACATCGTTGGAAAAATTCCACTCCGCACTGTAGGATTTCTTGCACTCTATTCAAAACTAGTATATAAAAAACTCACTATACAATATAATTAGAACATAGACGCGTATAGTCGACGGCCTAGAGACTATGTTCGGAAACTAGGAGGATAATAATATGGCAAATACTACATTTTCAGGACCGGTACGATCGGAAAACGTTTTTGAACAAATAACAAAAAACGCAACTACAGGT